AATAATTTCAAGTATTGCCAAAAGTTAAAAGGTGCATTATATTTTTGCCAATATTTATCTTGTGCTAATTGTAATCCTCGATAAGTTTCTTCTCCTCTATCACGTGGGTCACCAAGATAGTTATCAAAGTTTATATTAGCTAATGATTCTATTATATCTTGATTTATAGCATCACTCGGAGAAAAGTATATACCTAATTTATTACTATCATTTGAAGCAAAATCATATCTTCCACGACCAATTGGAACTTCAGATTGTAATTCACGATATTCGCCTTCACTACCACTTATAAATTTAAATTCAGGTCTAATAACATTACCTTCTATTCTCATTTTATTTGAAGATAATTTAGTTGGCCCTAAGTTTGGAACTCTTGATTTAGTTCTGTCTACTACATCTTCAAATGTATTTCCTGAAAATCCTGTTGCTGTAGCATTTTGTGTTTCAGTTGTTTTTGCTGATACATCATCTATCGTAGTTTCTGCATTTAAATCTTTATTATCGTCAAAAGAATATCTTGATACAATGTTTTCATATGAAGAAGATATTGTATTACCATCATACGCTTTTGGATTGTTAGCGTGATTATCAAAAGAACCTGTATTCAATACTTCTGTCCATAAACGAAACTCCATTAATGAACCTGAATATCTTTGAACAACATTTCCATTAAAGTCTAAAGAACCTGTTTGCGCACCTGAGAAAGTAGATGCACCTCCAATAGAAAATTGTCCTGAACTATCCCAAGATTGATTATAAGATTGTGATGTGGCATTAGCACCGTTTATATTTAACGTAGTAGATGATACATATTGAAATCTATCTATACCCGCATCATATTTTTTTACTACTAAGTTATAATCAACGTTATCGTCTATAGAAGCACTATGTGTTGTTCTACGAATCATAGCACTATAAAACTCATTATCGTATATTGGCATTTCAGATGAAGAAACAAATTTGTATCTATTAGCACCTGAACCTGATAAGAAAAACATTATAGAACCTATGTTATCTATATTGCCATTGTCTTTCATTACAATACCCATCTTTTTATCTTTAGAGTGCCATATAAATTGGTCTTGACTATATGGTGCTCTAAATCTCCATTCTATTGTATCAGGGTAACCTGGTGTATCACCTGCTACAGAAGCAGATGCTACTTGCCAATTAAATGTTACTTTTTGACCTCCGTTGAATCCAAGAGCTTTTGTAAATTTTCTATCTATAGCAAAGTTAACTGAACTTTCAGTATCAGGTCCACCATATTCACGAACTCTTAATATAGAACTTGGTATACCATAACAATTAATTAAACCTTTTAATGCTCTTACGGTGCCTTTTGTTTTTAAAAAGTATGGCATATTAGATACAATTCTTGACCATATCTCACGTGAAATATCTTGTTCAGTTCTTTCTATTTCTTTAAAAGTGCCTGATACAGAACCACTTGCTTGTTGACCTAAAATATAATTAGGCAAATCAACTAAATCTTTACCATCGTGTAAAGACCACCCAAGACTCTTAGCTAATGAATAATATAATTGTTTAGCTAAACCTTCTGTTACACTTTCTCTTCTATCGTTAACTTCACTTATATGTTTTGTAAACAACCATATCTTATCAAAAAATTGACCGGACATTTTTAAGAAATCTAAATAAGCATTATTTTCGTCAGTTTTTACAAACTCAGGTGTATTGTTTATAAGTGAGTTTCCATTCAATGTGTCATATAAAGATGAACTTACTATTTGTCTATCAAACCAATTTACAGCAACTGATTCAGAAATAGAATATAAAACATACGGATTGTTCATAGTTCCTGTACCACTTTTCTTTGGCCACGCATTATCATACTCTTGTCCCATAGAAGAAGTAACATAAGAACTTGATTGAAAATACATATAATCTTCAAACGGGTCAAAACTATTTTTTACATCTCTTATTCTTTCGTGCCAAACGTCTACTTGTTTTCTTGATGTATCATATGATGCTTGAGTTAGTGATGCCGCACTTGCAGACTCCGCAGTATAATTTTCTATTAATTGTAATTTATATTTAAAATTTCTTATTCGTTTTTCAGCAGAAGAAAAATGTATAAACTCTCTAAATCCTTTTTTATGTTCTATATTCAACTCTGCATCATCCATAGAGCCTGATAATACTTTGTCTTGTAATGCTTCTTTTATAAAAGTATTTGAAGATAAAATATCATCTTCTTTTCTAAAGTCTGTTGCTCGTGGTCTCACAGGACTATCTGAATCTTCAAGTTTAGGACTTAATAAAACTTGTCCTCTTATTGTTTGTGGAACATAATCAATTAAATCTATACTATCTTCGTAAGGCTCTAACATTTCTTTTACAATGCTCACACCATCAAATTCAGATACGATTCCATCTAATGCTTCGTATAATTTGTAAACAACAGCGTTTGGATAATTAGGTTCATTTATAGTATCTATTTTAAAATTTGTAGTTAAGTATTTATTACCACGTACTTCTAAATAAGTTCTTAATTCTTCGTCATCATTAACACGATATCTTATTTCAAAATTGTTGAAAGGTTTTGTTACATCACCAGGTAAACCATTTCTTGTTACTTGTGTTCTTCCTGTGTTAGCAGGAGTCTGTAATGCACCTACTTGTTGACCTACTTCGTCAAAACTTTTATCAAGTTTTACTATATCAGTTCCTTCAACTTGAACTATGTTACCTATGTAGTCTGCAAATAAATCTTGTGTTGAAGTTTCTCCAGGCTTTTGAAATCTTAAATCAAAATCATCAGCCCAAACAATACCTTGAGAAGACTCACCTATCACACCACCTACTCTATGACCTTCTACTATAAGTTCCATCGGTTCGTTTATTAATATATTTGCAGGTATAGTTGCTGTGCCTTCAAATTGTTGCCATACATTTTCATTACCATTAGTAGCAAAGTTATCTTCTTCTGTTCCTACTAAATCTGCAAAGCCATAAGTTAATGATGCCGGCGAATCGCCTTGATATTCCCAAACTGCATCTATACCACTCCATCTCCATTTACCTCCAGGAGAAAGAGTACCTTCTCTCAACGGGTCATTACTAACAGAAAAATCACAATTACCGCCATCAATATTAGGTGCACCTAATTTTGTTGCTTGACTTAAAGTCAATGTTTTTAAAGAATTTAATAAAAAATCTTTTGTTCTCACATTAAATAACGGAGATTGTCTGTTTTCAAATTCGTTTCCTACTTCAACAAAACCCATTTCCATCAATGGCCACGGAATAAGTGAACCTATCTCTGCATTTTCAACAGCATCTATAGCATCTTGTATAGGGTTTTCACCCGCATCTTCTTGAGGTGTATCACCAGGCCCTAAAGCTATCTGACCATAATTGTTTGCAAAAGGATTAGCACAACCATATTTTACATATATGTCTTTTACACCAACACCAGGATAAGCCTCTGTTATTGGTTTAGGAAATCCTGGTAAGAAACTTGTAACTTCATCACCTACAGCATTTGTCGTAGCAAAAACTTGTTCGCCTGAAATACCAATTATTTTGTCTGAATCATCATCACCGAAAATAGCTTGATAATTACCTAAATCACCCATCCACATACCAAAATAATCATCGTCATTCTTGAATGGATTTAAAATACCACTACCGCCTTCTGTTTCAGTTCTCGCCGGCGGACCTGTTGTATTCAATAACCAAAATCTTGGGTCACTACTATTACCTGAATCTTCAAATACAGCGTGTCTAAATTCATCAAAGTTTCCTACAGAGTTTTCTCCTTGAACTTCTTTAGCCCAAGTTTCAATTTCTGTAAATCCATAATAAGATTTACCTGAACGACCCACTTCCATTATAGAACCTTGTTCTTGGTCGTCTATTGCTCCTTTGTCAATTAAGTGTTGTCTAAACTCTTGTGTGTGTTCTACAAAAATAAGAAGAACTTCTTTTTTATTATCACCACTTGGTCTGTCATAATATTCTATATCTTTTATTCGACCATATCGTGTCATCAAAGACAAAGCACCTGGATTATCAATATCAAGATTAGCTCTTACTCTACCAGGTATAGTAAAAGTAAATCCTCCTACGGTATACTCAGTTGGCGGTGCTGGAGTAACTCTAACACTACTATCTCCTAATGTGTGATTTGAGTCTTGTGGCATCTTTCCAAACAAAGATTCAACTCCGTATGCGTAATTAACTTGACCTTCTGCTCCTCCAAACTTAGATTGCCAAATATGATAATCACCTAAAGTCTCATCATACTTCATAAAAAATGTACAATAGTTACCATTAAAACTATTCCAAGGAGAATCGTTAGGAAAGAATTTTTTATGTTCACATCTAAATACTACATCAAAGTTAGCTGATTCAGGTAAAACAGATTGTTGATAAACACACGCACCTTCTAATGGTTCAGTTGCATAACTTTGAAAGTTTAGAGCTGATGGGTCAGTACATCCTGCTATACTTGGTGGCTCTTTAGGAGTCCAAGCAGTACCTCTCCATACCCAAGTCGTTTCAGGATTACCACTACCTGGGTCTTCTACTCCTACTTTTCTTATACCAAGAATGCCTTCTGCTAATCCGGTGTCTGTATTAAATTTATTGTAGTTTGGTTCCCAAACATATAATCCACTTTGTATAGAAGCTACAAACCATTGTTTACCAGGAGAAAGAGAATCTTCACCTACACCATCTACTAACTCATTTGAAGGCATCGCTTCTGTCGGCTCTGCTCTGAATCCTTCAGGTGCATTATCCGGTGCATCATTTAATTGGTCTTCAGTTCCTGGATAGTGAAACCCTTCAGGCGGTAATGATGGTCTCGGTTCTCCAAGACCAAATCCTGTAGCATATTTTATTCTTATAGTAGAACCTTTATTTAAATTAGAACTCTTTTGAAAAAATCTTATGTAGAATAAATCTTCACCCGGTGTTACTCCGTAATTAGAAATAGAAGGTAGTGAAGTTGTAATAACTAATGGTCTGTGAACACTTGCTCCTGAAGGCCAAAGTGAATCATTTCTGTAGATAGCATTTTGGTCTACAAACTTTATACACGAGCCTCCATTACGACCTTCGCCTTGTACCCACTTTGCGTGATAACCAAGAGCCGCAGTGCCATAGTGTTCATCTAAAGAACTTTGAAATGTCTGTACTCCTGATGACCAAGCCTCAACGACTACCGCATCTGTATGTATTTCTGTATCGTATACTCCTGAAGGTTTTAACGGATTTAGTGCATCGTCAAATTGTATTGTATCACCACTTGGATTTGTTAATATATTTCTGTCTGTAATTGTTACGGTTTCTACTTCACCAATAACGTAAGCATTTTTAATTCTTATTGTAGCACCTTCAAACAAGTCTTTGAAATAAAATCCTTGTCCGTCTTCTAATATTAAATGAGTAGCAGTCGGGTCATCATCAACAGGAGGACTACCGGTACCCGCATTAAATCCTAAGTTAGCAGTAGACGACATATTAGGATTGAAAGGATTATAAAATCTTAACTTAGGTTCTGTGCCGTTTTTTATTCTATAGTCTTCATCTATAATAACATTTTTAAAAGCAAATGCTCTATCATACAAATCTTCTTTGTACACATCATCATTTATATTTCTTGCTCTAATTCTTACTTCATCACGTGCAGTACCTATTTCTGATATTTCATAATTCATCTTTGTAGGTTTTAACTCATACCCTTGAATTGTATCATCAGGCGCACCTTCATAG